ATTAACGAGACAGGTCTTTAATATCGTATGCATGTTCTCTTACCTGGTCTGCTAGTTGTCTGTATAAATTTTCTGCCATCTCCCACGTTGCTTCAGCTGCAGATAATCTTGTAGCAACTTCGGTTAGCTTATCCTCTGCTACTTTTAAATCTCTTGATAAATTAACAATAGTTTGTTTATTCGCTTCAATAGTATCAGTTAAACTTAATACATATCTGACTGATGTAAATGTCCCGGCTAGTATAGCTGCCACCACAGGGACAATCACTATATTCTTTTTAACCCATTCAAACTTGGATATTTTACTTTTCTTTGTGGCCATTTGCAAATTCCCTTTGTCTATCTTTTAATTTTTCAATATCATTAGTCGCTTTTTCTACTTGCTTTTGTAAAAATTCAATGTTCACTTTGTTGTGCATACCATCTTCAATCGCTTTGTTTAAACGATCTACGGACTTATATAGATCCTCCACTAACATGTAGAGCTCCGCTTCACCAGATGACTTACCTAATTGTCCTCTTGGATATTTAATTCTAAACTCTGTGTTCTGTTCTAAATCTTTTTCAATCAACTCTAACTTTGTTGAGTGAGAGTTAAGTGTTTCATGCAAACCAAAATATGCCCAGGTTCCGATTGCAACCATAGCGATCAAGCTAGCAACTGTCTTCATTGGCATTTGCACTTTTGCTTCTTCGCTAATCTTTAGAGCCATAAATTACCTGTTGAATGTTGACACGATCTTGTCAGATACCCATTTCCAACCAGCTTTAATTTTGTCCCAAACTTTACAACAAATGTTTTTACATTTATTTATCATGTTTTTTCTCCTCAATCTCGTAAAAGAAGTTGTCCGTATCTTCGGTCTTCCATTTACTTGTGTTTTCAACATTCCATTCAGAAGTTTGCACTTTCCAATCTGGAATATTATCTTTCACTGTAAATGAAGGTATATCCCAAATGCATCTATTATTCGGTTGTGCTGCATAGTTCCCGTCGTCTAGGGCTATGATGTGAGCACATTTGTGCTCGTGCGGAATCTCTGAATGATCCGTGTCAAGTATATTAGGCTCTGGATGAGCAAAGTCAACCGTAAAAAGGTATTTACCTGGATGCCATTTTTTATCTTTACCTATGTATTTACCAGCTTGTCCCTCTAAGATATCGAAAGAATGCACAGAAGGATAATAACTAAAACAGTTCCAAAGCTGAAGCTCATCAAGTCTACGTTTAGGAACATCTTCCGGTTTAAAACCCCTTTGAATAAACGCTGTAATCGGGAGACGATAGAAGACAGCGCCGTTTTCCATAATTGCGTGGAATAAAATCGATTTACCAGTGATCGAGCTAAGGCCGAAAATAATACAGTCTTCAACTTCGCCATGATGACTTTTAAGATCATAAAGATATTCTCTTCTGATTTGTGCGTACTCTACTGGAATGTTTGCATTTAAATAAGCCATAATTATCCATAAATATCTCCCCAAGTTTTACCTGATTCATAATCAACTTTATTGGGAATTTCTAAACTAACAGCATTCTCCATAATTTCAATTATTTTTTTTGCCGCTGCATCAGACTCAACTGAAATATCTAATTCATCATGTATTTGTATGTGGGGTACCACACCTTCTTTGTATAAATCTATCATAGCCTTCTTTGTCATGTCAGCTGCAGATCCTTGTATCAATTTATTTAAAGCTTTATACGTAAAGGCTCTTCGTATTTGTCCTCTACCATAAGTTCGTTCTGCCTCCAAAAACTCCATAGGTTTATGCATGCCAAATCTATTTGGTTCCCATTTTGTAAACCTACATCTACGACCTAACAATGTTCCAATAGATCCAGAGGATTGTGCGTGTCTTGATGTATGATTCATTAGATCTCTGACAAAAGGCACATTTTCATGATACTGATTAAATAATTCTTCTGCTTCTTCTTTTGTGTTCAAACCTAATTCAGCTTGTAATTTTGCTTTACCCATACCATAAAACAATCCTAAATTAATTGTCTTAGCTTGTGTCCTAGATATGTTTGCCATGTCGGCTACTGTTTGATGAAAGTCAACACTATTGTCTTTAAATTTTTCTACAATGTTTGCAACAGAAGAGTCGAAACGAATTGGTTCTGTTGTTGCTGCGTAATGCACCACAAGTCTGGGTTCTTGTTGACTATAGTCAAAACAACCCCATTTATTATTTTCTTCTGGTAAAAAAAGAGATCTTATCATAGGACCTAAATCTTTATTTCTTGCTGGTATTTGTTGTAGGTTTGGATTTGAATAACTAAATCTACCTGTAACTGTACCACCTTGATCTGATCTAACAGGATTGATGTCTGCGTGTATTCTGCCTCTATGTTGGTGTTTTAATATAGTATCTATAAATGTTGTGTGTGCCTTGTTTATTTCTCTAGCCTTTGCTATACTTTTAACTACAGGATTATTATGTGTGGAAAGGAAATTTTTTGTAAATGAAGGTGACCCAGTTTTCTCGGTGGTGGCGTAGGTTAAAGAAAGTTTATCAAATACTTTGGCTATCGATCTTGCTGCCCATATTTGAACATCTACTCCTGTTTGTTTTTTTACTTCTAATAGGAGTTGCTCTTCCTTTTGTGATAACTGCTGCTTCAATTTATGAGCACGTTCTATATCGACACGAACCCCTTTAAATTTCATATCAATTAAACACGGAAACAATTGTGTTTCTAAATCAAATATGTTTGTAAGATTTTGTTTTGTAATTTCTCTAGATAAAACTTTAAATAACTCTAATGTAAGTTCAGCGTCTTTTTCTGCGTACTTACCTACATACATCGCTGGTAGTTTATATAATTCTTTTTTAGGATCTATGCCCCAAGATTCTGCTGCTTCTTTCAAAGCTTTCTCATCTTTTACTTCTCTTAAATAATCATAAGATATACTATTTAATGTATACCATATTCTATTTTCATCCACTAAAGATGCCATGACCATCGTATCCATAACATGACCGTTGATAGGAATACCGTATGCTTTTATCCAACACACATCATACATCGCATTGTGAAAAATTTTTACAGCATCTGTAGCACAAACTTTCTTAAACCATTCTAAAACTATGCGTCTGTCCATGTTACCACCACCTTCATGGGCAATCGGATAATAACCAGACCAACCATCTACTGCCACAGCCACACCAACTATCTCTCCGTGTCCTTGTATTGCACCAGATCCTTTTGCTTTTAAATCAGGATCTTTTGTCTCCAAGTCAATAGCAATATATTTTGCATCAGATAAATCTGGAAAACTTTCTGGGCAATCCCATTCTGTTTGTGCTGTAAACATTATTTCTTTTTAGTATCTTTTAACTTAAGTATTTCTAATTCACAATAGTGAACTATCTTTTCTAAGTCTTCTACCTTATTTTTAGATAAATATCTACAAACATATTTCACAACACAGCCTTGAAAGAACGAAAGATTATTTTTTGAAATAAACTCGTACGGCTGAATGTGAAAATTCTTGTAGTGGCTTCCACCTACCTGTCTATCCTGTGGAAACGCTTTCTCCATATCATCTTTATGTGTCATATTATTGGTCCTCCTATGTTGTATTGATATTCGTAGTGCTGACTACACACAAATAAATTTTCTTTTGCTCTTGTTACTCCTACGTACCACGTACGATGTTCTGGATCTGGATTATCTCTAGATGAATCATAAATAATTTTTTCAGTGTCTGTAAACAAAGCTACATTTTCTGATTCATCCCCTTTGGCCCCATGTATTGTAGATAATCTAATTCTTGCTTTTAACATCAGGTCATCACCCGACTCTAATAATTTTTTTATATATAGTTTACTTTGCTCTGGAAATCTTAGAACTTCCCAGTTCCCCGCCGCTAGCAACCCGTGGTGTTCTCTCAGTCCTTCTAAATTTATTGAGTCTATATCTTTCAATGTTTTGCCACCAGCAAATCCTCTTTTTAAATGACCGTCTTTTACGGTCATGTAATCCCAAAGATCTTCACAATCTTCTTTGCTAACATATGCACCTTGGTTCAAACGTGTCCAAACTCTATATGCATTTAGCATTTTATTCGGCAGCAGCTCCTGCGCTTTAGCTTCAAATCTATAACTCATCCTGTATAAGTGATCACGTATCGGTTCTAACATTTTATTTGTGCGAGTCAATAACAACCAATGATCTCTATGTAAAGGTAGCTCTGTTAAACGTGCGTTCATATTTACAGATCCTTCACGTTCTGTAGGTATCCATTTTTTTTCTAAACGTTGACCCATGTAAGGAAAGATACTTGTAGCCAGTTTATGTACAGCTCTAGGAACTCTAACCGATTGTATTTGTGGATCAAACTCACCTTTTAATTCTATAAATATTTTTGCTGAAGCCCCTTGGAAAGAATAGATCGTTTGATCATCATCCCCTGCAATGTATGAACGAGC